CCGTAGACCCGGATAACCAGGGTCGCCGTTTGTGTGCCGGCGCGGGTGCCCACCAGCACAGACCCGTCCACCACCGGCGACGTCGCCTCAAACAACTCGACCTCACGGCGGCCCGGTCCCGCCTCCACGATGACCCGCCCAGACGAGGGCGCGTTCAACTCAAGCGCCGCCCCACCGAGCAGAGTGCGCGTAACAACAACGGACAGCGCCATCAGTGCCTCCCAGCCGAATTCTTAGACTTCCTGCCCTTAGCCATCGCCCGACCCAACTGCTCCGGGTTCTGCGCCTGGACCGTCACCGCGCCACGGAAGTTATTGATGGTGACCGGTTGCCCATTTGCCCGTGCCCGCGCCGCATCATCAGCCACGCCACGCTCATAGGCGGCCGTCGCCAAAGACTGGCCCGCAGCCCAACCCTCAGAACCCCAATCGGCGCCGGCCGTGGCCCGCTCAGCATCAGCCTGCATCGCCGCCGTCACCGCTTCACGGTGCGCCTGCCGCGTCAACGCCACATTCGCTTTCGCCCGCCGCGCCGCGTCACGCTCATCAAGCGTGAACATTTCCGCTATCTGCTTCGAGAACAGAGACCGCTGACGAAAATCCTTATTCAACTGCTTAATGAACGGCCCAGTGATGCCGTCCGCGACCATCTTCCGAACAGTGCCCGGCGCCGTCTGCTCCAACTCACGCAAACCGTCCAACGCCGCATCCGACAGCCCCGACTTGGTGAGCGTCTGGAAATCCGCCGACAGCCCCTTCAAATAGTCACGGGACCCCGCCGACTTGTCGAGAATGTCAGACTGCGACAGGGCCTTCTTCGGGTCCGTCGGGTCACCGGAAAACGCCATACCGGCATAGTCGCCACGCACCCCCTTGAACGCGTCCTTGTACGTCTCGATGGCGGCCTTAGCCTTCTCCACCGCAGCCTTCACGCCATCCTGGGCTTGCTTCACCTTCTCCTGCGCCTGCGCATACCGGTCCGACGCGGCGGCCGCCTCACGCATCTGGGCGTTCTGCGCCTCCACCTCCGAAGTGGTGCCTTGCACCGCGGCACCCGTCTTCAACAGTTCAGCCTGCGCCCGCGGCAGCCACTCACCCGCGAAGTCCTCCATCGGGCCGGTCGCACCGACCTCCTCATAGAAGGATGCAAAAACTTCACGCGCCTCAACGGCACTAATGGAGCCGCTCTCCAACGCGGCAGCGACGGTCTGGTCTACCACCTTCATGCTTTCGATGGCAGCCTCACGGTCCGAGCCAGTGTCGCCGAGTAAGGAGGAGAAGAAGTTCGCCACATATTGGGTGGCGTCCGCGTTCGCCTGGAGCGCCACCAAGTCACCCGCATACCAGTTGCCGTAACCTGTTTTCGCCATCGCCAGGTTCGTGTCGCCGCCGGCGAGCATCTGCTCCAACTGTGCCGACAGCAACGCCTGCTTACCGTCGTCGTAACGCATACCCTGCGACGTGCGCACCGCGTCGTTAGCGACCGTACCGGCAGCGAACACGGCGGCACCGATGCCGGCACCCATACCTATCTTCCCGCCGATACCACCCGCCCGCGCCGCCTTATATTTACCGGACACCGCCGTCGCCAACTCGGTCGCCTTCGCGATACCTTTCCACGCCAACGCGACAGCACCCAACGCCACAGCCGCCTTCACAAGCGCCTGAATGGTGGACAGGTGTTCCTTCGTGAACTCGACAACGCCCTTGACGGCTTCCAGCATCTCCTTGTAGACGGGCAGGAATTCTTTACCGATGTCAGCCTGAAGGTTCGTCATTTTCGCTTCGAGGCGGCGCGCCGCGTTCGCCGGGTCATCCACCGTGTTCAAGAAGTCGCCAGCGATACGGCTGGTCTTCTCCATAATGATGGACTGCGCGGCCATCGCCTTCGCATACTGCGACAGCACACCGGTACCCGAATACAACCCCATCTCCAAGGCTTTCGCCTTCAAGGTGACGTCGTCGAGCATAATTCCGTAACGCCTAGCCGGCTCCGCCTCGCCCCTCAGCGCCGCACTCATCGCCTGAATAGCGTCCGGCACGCTCGTGTTGAACGCGGACGCCATATCGGCGGCACGCTCCACCATCACCTGCGACATTTCGGCGGCCTGACCAGCCTCCACACCAACGTTCAGGAACAGGTTCCCGAACGATGCGGCAGCGGACAGTGCGGCGGTCGTGGACTGACCGAACGCGTCCTCACCGGTTTTCGCCCACGCCACCATCTGGTCGGCGTTCTCCTCGAACACCAACCCCGTCATGTTGATGGCTTCGTTCAGGTCGGACGCGGCAGTGACGCTGTCCTTGAGGAAGTTCATCGCGGCACCGGCGGCAGCGAACGCGGCCAGCCCGAGCGCGGCACCCTTAAAAGATTGACCCAGCGCGGATACCTGCTTACCGGCTCCCGCGGCACCCGTCTCCACGCCCTTGAACGCCGAGCGGGATTTCGCTTCCATCGCGGCGGCGTTCGCTTGCGCCTTCGACAACCCAGCCTGATACGCGGTGTCGTTCAACGTCAAGTCGACGTGGATGCGACCAACCTGCATGTCACTCATCGGCGGTGCCTTCCTTATTTGGTTCCCGCGCGGGCTTCTTAATGCCGAACGCGGCAAGCACGGCACGCTCCTGATTGGTGGTGTCTCCGGCGTCCCCGGGCTTCCACACCCGGCTGTCGCCTTCAAAGTCGGCGGTCAACGCCACCCACCACTTCGAGCCTTCACGCCCGATAAGCCCGCGGGTCAAAGTTTGGAACCGGCGCCACGACATTCCACGAATATCGTCAGGGGTCACCCGATAGAACGCGAACAGGTCCGCTTCTAACTCGGCCCAATGTTCAGTTAGGGGGTCGGGGCCACTGTCGGCCCCTCCGCTTCCCCCTGGGCGGCGTCCCCCGCGTTGGTGGCTTGCGTGGCACGCAAATCAGCCAGCACCTCGTCAGGGTCACGCCCCGACAGCACACCGACCGCGACCTGCGTGACGACGGTCAGACCGGACCAGCCCAGCCCTGCCTCCACCATTTCATCGACCTGCTCCGGCGGGTTGAAGCACGCCTTCAGCAGGGTCATTTCGGAGGCATCATTCAAGATGCCACTGTCCCCCGCCTGGAGGCGCAGCATGAGCAGCGCGGGTAGTTCCCGCGCGAGCCGCCATTCACGCCCAAGAAGGGTGATGGTGCGGCCTTCACCGACGGTCTCATTCAAGAAAGCGTCAAGGTCAATCGTGCTACTCATACTGCGCGCTCCAGGGGGTTAGTTACTGCGTGTAGTTGATTACGGTGCGACGACGATGGTCGGCGCGGCAGACGCCACCAAAGTGCAGGACCACTCGGCGAGACCATTCACGCCACCGCCGAACGGGGTGACGTCGGTGACGGTCGCGTCGAACTCCAGGTAGTCACCGGAGGGCAGTTCGATGCGGAAGGTGCCGACGGCTGCGGCGCCGAGCGCCTCACCGAGAGCCTCAACCGCCAACTGGCCCGGGTCCTTGTCGCCGGTCTCGTCGTAGAGCGCCTTACCGGAAGCGGTGACCGTGATACCACGGGACACCGTGGTCGTCTGCGTCCAGCCGGCGTTCTCGAAAACGGTCGCGTCAGCGGTGGCGGTGTTAGGTGCGAAGTTCAGGGTGTCAAGCCCACCCACCGTGGTGAAAGTGGAGGGGGCGGTCTCAACGCTGAGCAGGAAGTTCGTGGCGGGAACTGCTGCGAATGCCATTCGGGGCCTCCAATAGACCTATTGCTTTGTGATGATGTTCAGTCGGCCTGGGGCGGCCCCAGCGGTATCGCCCGCAGTCAGCGTCTACCCCTCATTAGCGGGGGTCCTGTCATAGGGCGGCGCGATGCCAGCCTGTGGAGCGCACACTCACGCGGACAACCCACTCCACGCGTCCCTGCGGGTCGTATCCGGCGTTTGCCGCGGCACCCGGGAAAACCTGAAGGATGGTGCCCTCATCGAGGGTGCCGGTGGCGGCACGCACCGGGGTGGAGCCGGCGAGGTCAATGAGCGCCGCGACGACCAGTTCGGACCGTTCGCGGGGTCCCACAATGTCGCCTTTAGCACCCCTGACGATGATACGAAAGTCCTCGTCCACGTCCCACCGGCTTGCGTCGAGGCGGGGCGTGGAGCCGCCCAGCCCGATGACGGTGACGCACGCGTCCAACCCGGGCGCGTCAGGTTGCACCCCGATGAAGCAGTCGCCGCCCGCGGTCGTGGGCTGATAGTTGACGACGTCGGCTGCGTGCAGGACCCGGGCGAGGGTGCCGGCGTTCACGCGCCCCTGGATTTCCACGGTCATCCTATTCTCCGTTTCAGGTCGAGAGCCATCTGTGCGATGAGCCGCGGGGCGTGCTCTTTCGTGGCCAGTTCAAGCCAGCGGGCGCGGCCGTTCGGGCTTGAGTTCGGGTTGGTCGGGTCGGGGTGCCGAAGCGTCAAATCCTCGTGTTGCCTAATCACATACGGCCCCTGATAAAACACTTGCGCATCATGGCCGTCCACGTGCGTGTCACCGGAAAGTTCCATAGCGCCACTTGCATGCGGGATGGTTTGCGACGCCTCCTCCAGGAGCGCGTCAGCGGCGCTCTCCAACACTTCCGAGACGGCGGCACGCACCAGGGCGGCGTGCGCCTGACCTGACCACACGACCGGCATCACTCACCACGCCTCGACGCGTTGAGCAACCCGCCCTAAACCTTCAGCCTCACCGAGCCGCGGCATACGCACCAGCCGCACCGTCACCGTGGAACCGTCCGGCAGGGTGAGAATGTCGCCGATTTTCACGTCCGCGGCGAGCGGGTGAATGGTGACCCGGCACACCAGGCGGTCATCGACAGCATTCCCTGACTGAGAACGTTCCGACACCCAGTCGATACGGCACGGCACATCAGCGGCGATAACGAAAACGACAGGTCCTTCACCTGTCAAGGCGGGGCGGGACAGCGACACGCTGTCGGTCAGCAGATGCGCAGGAAACACGGCAATCACGCCCCTGGCAGGTTCAGTAGTCCGGCGAGCCGCAGCACACGCAACGCCCGCGGCGACACCTGAGCAGGCTGACCCGACACGGTCAAACCGTCCACCGATACGGTCACGTCCCGGTTGTAGCCAGCCAGGTCGGTGCCGGTGCCAGCCTCAACCCACGCCGCCACCTGATGGCACGCCGCCTCCTTCACCGTCAAGGCGTCATCACCGGTCGGAGACAGGACCCGTTCCCACAGCAGCAGAGCGGCCGCGTCGGCGAGCACCGTCAACGTGCCCTCATTCACCCACGCCAGCGTCGGATACGCGGTGATGATTTCGGCGGGTGTTGGTGTGCCTTCACTCATTCGGCACCTCCGGCGCGTCCACCGAGACGGGGGCGTCCTCCACCACGCGGGCGGTTTCCTCAACGGGGGCAGGCTTCGGCTTGTGGCTGCCTCGACGCCAATGCTTCTCGGCGTGCGTGAAAGCCCGGGAACCCGGCAGCAACCGCACACGCACCCCCGCAGGGGTCGTGAACGTCACCGGCTTCGGGGATGGCTTCGACATTAGGTTCCTCCGCTGAAATGAAAGGTGGGGCCGGGGGCCAGGGGGCGGAGCGAAGACCACCCGGCACACGCACGGCCCCACCTCGACTGTGGGATATTCAGTTATCACCCGTAGGCGGGGGCGGGGGGTCACCCCGCCCCTCACCTACAGTGGGCTTGTCTCTCAGGCGGAGACGCGGACGTCGCGGAGGACCGCGGCGCTCTTGCTCGACTTGAGCACGATTGCCGTGTACATCTCGACCCAGCCCTCAAGGACAGCGCTGTTCTGGTCAGCGTTGGGGAGGCGGGTGGAGATGAGCGGCGCGCCAGCCGGGGTGACGGCGTGGCAGGCATCCTCACCGAGGCGCACGACGTAGACGTCGCTGACGCCGGCGGTGACGGGGATGATGGGGTCGTTAGTGCCAGGCTTCGAGCCCAGGTCAACCAGCGGCACACCATTGTAGGCGTCGATGACGCGGCCGGCAGCGTCCTCCGTGGAGGTGCGGTAACCGGCGATGCGGGCAGCGTTACGGATACGCGCCAGCGTCGTCTTGTTCGCGACCAGGATGACGTTCTCGTCACCGTCAACCTCGGAGATGAGGTCGTCGAGGGCGGAAAGCACCTTGAACGCGGCCGCCGAGGTGGTGTCATACGGCGCGTACAGGTCGCCGGGCATGAAGTCGATGCCACTACCGTCAATCTCAGTGTCGGTGCCGGTCAGCAACTTCGACAAGCCATCGAAGGAGGCGGCGTCCACGGCGGCGTCACCGTTGATGAACGCGTCGTTGAACGCTGCACGGGCAGCCTTCACCTTCTGCGACGTCTGAAGGGTGACCTCAGCCGCGGCACCGAGGCCGGCGACGATGCGGTCAATCTTGTAGGAGCCGCCGAGAGCCTTACACACCACGGTGCGCTGCTCAACCTCAGCGGCCTGCGCGGTGTAGTCGGCACCGAGGGCGCGGAAGCCACCCTCAGGCTGAACGGTGACGGCGTTGTAGGTGTATGCGGCTGCGCCACCGCCGGTGAGGGCTGCGGCGGAGTGGAACGGGATGCGGGAAAGGAGCGCGTTCGACTTGACGAACTCGTCGTAAACCTTGCGGTCGACGTCATCGCCAACGACGAGGCGCGCCTGTGCGAGAGTGACAAACTCCGACATTTGCGGGGCCTCCAATAGACCTTGTGTTGGACTGGTGCTGTTTGTGAAAGTCGGCCTGGGGCGGCCCCAGCGATATCGCTCGCCGTCAGCGTCTACCCCTCATTAGCGGCACCCCTGTCATAGGCGGGTTAGGGGTGCCACCAACATGGGGGTTAGTTGCCGCCGAGGCGGGCTGCGATGGCGTCGGCGAGGCTGGCAGGTTCCGGCTTCGCTGCGTCCGCCGTGGCGGGTCCAGCGCCGACGGGTGCGGTGTGGGGGGTGCCAGGTGTGCCGGCGAGACCGGGGAACTTCTCCACGACCTGTTCCACGGCAGCCTTCACGGCGTCACGGTCCACGACCCCGTCAACGACGGCCGCGTCAAGGTCAGCCAGTTTCGTGATGGCTTCAATGGTGCCGGGTGCGATGCCGGCTTCCACGGCGACCAGGGTGACGGTGCTGTTGAGGCGTTCCTGGGCGAGTTCGGCGCGGGCAGCGTCCAGGTCAGCGGACTGCTGTTCAGTCTTCAGGCGTGCCGCCTCCACCTCGCCGTGTTCGGCGATGCTGCGGGCTTCGGCGAGTGCTTTCTCGTGCGCTTCACGGGCACGTTCCAGGCGGGACTGCACGATGTCGTTCACCTCATCTTGGGTGAAGGTGCGGGCCGGCTTGGGCAGGTCAGCGGGGGTGGGTGCCGCCGCCTCGGTGGGGGTTTCGGGGGTTGCCGTGTCTTCCACGGCGGGGGTTGTTGTCTCGTCCGGCATTGCCGTATCTCCTAACGGGGGGTTGTTTATCGCTCACACCGGTTAGTGCGGTCGAAGGTCATTAGCGGCGGGGGCGTGTCAGGTTTTTATGGGGCGGGCCACAGCCCGGCGGGGGTTTCCCCGGGGGTGCCGGCGCGCCGCGGCGTATAGTCAGGATTAAACGCGTGAAGGCTGTGGCGGCAATTCGGGTGCTGCAAACCCGCCGCTACCGCCTCACTGACGGTGCCATCCACAGGGAACGCAGGCAGCCGCCCCTCATCAATGGCGAGCACGCGGTTCTCCCACGGGCGGCACAGGCGGCATTCGTTCGTCGCGTCCGACACAATCACCGCCAGCACGCCACGCTCCAAATACCGGTGTGCGCGGCCTTCGTTCGCGGCACGCGCATACGCGGTGCGCACCGCCATCCTGGCGTAGGTGGACGCTTTCCACTTCCTGCCCCGGCGGTCCGTGAAACCCCGCAACCCGCGGGCTTCCAAGTCACGGACGGCACGCCTAGCGGCACCCTCCACCGTGTCCACACCGGACGCCACATCGGCGGTGACGGCGACAACGACGTCCCTGTATGCGTCGGCGGTCGCGCGAAGTATCTGCGTGGGCAGCGCCCCAATCTGTCCGTGAAGTTCAGCCGCCAACGAGACGAGGGCGCGGGGCGCCTGCGGGTATGCGATGACACCGCCAGCAGCAGCAACAGTGGGGGCGGCGGCTCGCAAACGTGCCGCGTCAATGGACCTGTCAGCGAGGACCGTGCCGGTGTCCCACGCCTCCTGTAGGGCGGCTTCGAGCGCACTCAACGGCACGGGACCGCCTTGAAGGTCGGCACGCAGCCGGGACAGTAAGTCGTTCAACGCGGGGGCGGTCTGCTCCAACCACACGGGTCCCTGTTTCACCCCGTCGAGCAGCGCTTTCTTCAGGAGCGTTTGGGCGCGGGCTTCAGCGGTCTCTAACCATTTAACGACCTGCAGGTAGGTGGCGTCACCGGTGGTCATTTTCGGCATGCCGGTCCTCCTCCCACATTGGTTCCTGGTCTGGTGATGACGGGGTGAACCCGAAATAGGGGCGTCCGCTACCAGGTTCAGACATGGCCGCCGTCACCGAATACGCGCCACCCGTGTCCTCGTCTTCGCTGACAAACGAGGACAGGTCAATGACGGGGGCGGGTGCCCGTTTCGTGTGCCGTTCAACATCGAGCCGCAGCCACGACCCGACCCGCAACCGGACACGCCATCGCCCCGGCACCGGTCACGCCCCTGGCGTGTAGGTTTCGCCGGGCAGGCCGTCCAGCGGCACAGCCAGCCCTGACTGTTCCAGGATGCGCTGCACTTCCTCCTCGACCTGCTCGGGGGTGAGGTGCGGCTGCGCCAGTTCGACGGCGTGTTCGGTGGAGATGGCGCGTGCCGCGGTGAGCGTTTGAATGACCGTGGCGCGTTCGGTGGCGCTGTCCTCGACGACCGGCTGCCAGGCGAGAGTGACCGGCTGCCCTGGGTAACCCGCCAAAGCGAGCAGGACTGATGCGGCGTCGGTGATGGCGGGGGTCCAGTCTCGGCGCTTACTTTCCACGGTGGCGATGGTGCGGCGTTCCCTGATGCGCAACGCTTCACCGCTTTCACCGGCGCCGTCGTTGCCGAGGCCGAACGTGGAAGGTGAGTATCCGGCGACGGATACGGCGCGGGCGACAAGCGCCTTCAACGCGTCCGAATGCTCGGTGGCACGCAGGGCGCCCTGCATCATCGTAATCTTTCCCGCGTCAGATGACGGGTCCAAGTCGAGGCTGGTAAAGACTTCCCGGTCTTGCTGGAAGTATGCACCGGAGGTGGCGTCGCCGCGGGTCAACGCCTCCACCGGCGCGATGATGCGGGTGCGACCAAGACGGATGTCGGAAATCAGTGACGTCAGCACAATGTCTGCGGCGGCGACCAGGCTCTCAGCACCTTGAATGTCGGCGCGTCCTTGCGGGCTTGACGGCCAGCGACGGTTAGGGAGCGCGTTCGCGTGATACCACACCATACGGTCCACACCGGGCGGGTATGCCTGGGTTTCCGGCAGCCCCGCCGTCTCCGGCAGCGTACCCAGCGGCACACGCGACCCAAGGTTGGAAGCCGTGCCACGGTAGAGCGCGTTCTCGATAGTGCGGGCACGGTTGTCCCGGGTCTCCACCCAACGGTAAACGGTCGCGCCGTTCGCTTGCAGTTCAGTCCACACTGTCGCGGCGATAAGCCGCCCGTCCACGAACGTCAAATCGGCGCGGGTCGGGTCGATAGCGGTCAGGTAAGGCTGCGCAGATACGGCCGGGTCATACACTGCCCGCAGCACGACACCACCGAACGCTGACGCGATTTCTTCCGCTTGACGCAGCACACCAGACAGGCCGGCGGCGTCGATGCGTTCCAGCACCGCCTGCACCTCCGGGTCGCCCGTCTCCACAGGCACCGCCTTACCCATCACCAGGGCGGCCGATGTGGCCGCGATGTCGGCGGCGAGACCTGCACGCACACGGCGCCGCTCACGAGCCAGGTCCGAGTTGCCGGACGCCAAGTCAGGGTCGGGGGTGAGGGCGGCGGGCTTACCGACGGTGCGCGACGCATACAGGTCAGCCCACAGCGACTGCTCCTCACGTGCAGGGTTAGGCGGCGGCCAAGCGGCATCATTCACGGGAAGCGTCATCGGGTTGTCCTCCAAGCGGGGGTGGCGCGCGCCCTGCAGTGGCGGCGCCTTCACGGTTCATTAGCGGCGGCGGTGTGGGGTGCGGAAATGGGCGGCGGTAGTTAGTTAGGTGGGGTTTCCCTGACAGCAGCCCCTGACATTCCCCACGGGGGCGGGGTGGCGCGGCGGGGGTGCCCTGACAGCGGTAGCAGGGGTGGTGGCAGGGTTACCGGCGCCCCTGACGGCGACCCCTGACAGCCTCACCGAACCCCATCATGCGAACGATGAGGCGGGCCTGCGCGCGGCACGTAGCACGTAGCAGCGCGTCAAAAATCCCCATCACCATTCCTGCACCAGCCGGCCGCGGGTCGGGTGGATGAGACGCGCCCAGCCGCGTTTGCCGTGCGGGCGCCTGATATCGGCGCCGGTCAGTAGGGCACCTTCGACGGCTTCCGCTTCAGCGGGCGGAAGGGTGCGGATGGCAGCCCACACGGTTTCACGCCCGAACGAGGCGGCGGTCGTTTCGGGTGCGGGGGCGTCCACGCCGGGCGCGTCCAGTCCGTCAACGTGATACCGGGCGGCGGCTTCGGCCACTTTCCACGCAGGCATATCGGGTGGGGCGGTGTCCCTGTCGGGTTCGTCGAAGTAGCCGGCGCGGGCGGCACGCAACGCGTCTGTGTCCGCTTTACTGAACGGTGATTGCGCGGCGAGGGCGTCTTGGAGGGCGCCGTGGATGCGGGCGTCAATCAAACCCCACAGGGCGCCGATGTGCCGCGCCCTCCACACGGCTTCAAGCGCGGCAAGGTATGCGATGGAGGCGGCGTCGTCGTTTTCAAGGTATTCCTGCACGGCGGGCAGGTGCTTCTCAATCACGCGCGAGTAGGCGTGGACGAGGGCTGCGGCTGCGGCGGACCTGTCCTCCTGGGGTGCCTCAGGGTTTTGCACCGTCTCGAGTAGGGCGGCACGCTCATCGAGGGGCAGTAGGGGCGGGTAGCGGGTGTGTCGTCTCCTGGTCATACGCCCGTTATCGGCGTTCCCCACCTTTCACTTACACGCCCTCATCGACGTCATATTCGAGGGCCAGTTCGCCCGCCAGGTCCAAGTCGCTGAGCAGATGGTCAGGGGGGTTGACGGCGGCGCTCAACGCCACTTCCAGCACGCACGCCTCAGGGTCGAGGTGGCTGAGGATGGCGCGGGCTTCCACTTCTTTCAGGACGCGGTCACGCCACGCAGCCCGATACACGGCACGCCATTCTTGAAGCGTCGGCGGGTCAGGGTGGAGCAGGTCACAAGCCGTATCGGTGATGACGTCGAGGCTGACCTGGGCGACCCCGGTAACCCGCTCAGCCCTGAGTGCGATGGCGGCGAGCCTGTCGGCTGTGGCACGCCACACGGCGCGGGCCGCGGGGGTGGCCACGTCACACCGCCTCGTCCGGGTGGAGGGCGTAGTCCTCGCCCAAGAATTCCCAGTCGTCGTTATCCGGGTACACGACCTCGTCAGGGTCAGGTCCGACGGGGCTGGAGGCGTGGCGGAGGATTTCCTCAACGGCGGCGGCGGGGTAGCGGGCCGTGCCCGCGGGGGTGCGAACCACCGGCAGTAAGCCTTCATCAGCCCAGCGGCGCAGCGTGGAGGTTTGCACCCCGAACGCGGCGGCAGCCTCAGCAGGGCGCAGAAGCCTGCGGTTCATCAACTCATATTGGGTGGCGTATGTGCCGGCTTGTGCCGTCTCCGTGGCTGTGGGGGGCGTGGTGGGGGCTTGTGCGCCGGCTTGCGGAAGTTGGCGTGCCCGGGGTCCTTCAGTGAACCGGCCGCGGCGGTCCCGACGGAAGTTTGGTGTGCTCATTTGCTCGCTCCTGTTCTGGTGTGAGACCCCGCGGTGGGGGTCGTCTGTCAGTTCTCTAACGGACCGGTTTCGTGGTGGCTGGAAAGTGGGGTGACGCCGGTGAGGTTTTCGTACGCCAGGAGCGCGGCCACGCATGCCAGCCCTGCGGAGAACATCGCCGGCGGCAGGTGCGGGTAGATGGCGACACCCCAGGAGGTGCCGGCGAACCATGCGGCGGTGAGGACCGGGAAAGGCGTGGGGCGTCTACTCACCGCGCGCGCCTTGCTGGATGACCGTGAAACCTTCGGCCGCGTTGTCGGCCTGGTCGCGCATCAGTTCGGCCAGGATGCGCAGTTCGCGGGCTTGCCGGTGGAGGCGTTCCTGGCATTCCAGAAACACCTGGACTGCGGCGTCATCGGACGTGTAGCCGTCCTCCATCAGGGCCGCCATCGCGAGCCACTGCCCGCCCTCCAAGAACGCCGCCTCAACCTCGACAGGGTCGTAGCCGGCGAGCAGCGCATCAACCGCCCGGTGAAGGTCAACCTGCGCCCGCGTCAACGGCGGCAGGTCTTCCCGCGCCGTCACCACGCACCCCCCTGCGCGCGGTACTCGGCAACGAAGAACAGGGCGCGACCCCAGGCGGCCGCTTCGCGTTCGGCGGCGGCTTTCATGGCCTGCCATTGGGCTGCCACCTCAGCGGGGTGCGTGTAATGCTCCGTGACCGCCGCAAGGTCATCTGCGGCCTGCTGAACAAGCCCGCGGGTGATGGCTTCGCAGGCGGCGTCGAAGGTGATGACCCCGGCGTCGACGGCGTCAGATGCTGTGTCAATCGCCCGGCGGTAGGTGGATGTATCGATGGTGTTCATTTCTCTGCTCCTTGTTCTGTCGGCCGCTCCCCTAGTGCCCATGCGGTCTCAGCGGCCTCGCGGTCCCCGCCGTAGATGTCGGTGAGGGTGTTGATGCCGTGCACGTACTCCTCGATGGCGAGGTAGGTGTCGCACGGCCATTCGAAGCGTTCAGCGTCGCAGGCGCCGCACACGATGTAGCAGGTCTCGTGAAGGTCGTCGCCGGGCCGTCCGAGGCCCATCATCTGCACGGCGTCGGCGGTGCAGATGATGTCCGCTGGCTGGTGAAGGTTGGCGACGGTCCGGAGGGCGCCGGTGGCGGCGTTCACCAGTTTCTGGTGCCGGGCTTCAGTAGCCTGCTGGCACGTTTCGATGCCTTGGTTCGCCATCACGCACCTGCCGGGCGCACGTTGACGACAGCGGCGAGCGTGTGACCCCAGGCAGCCCCGGTCGCCTCGGCAGCGGCCTTCAACGCCTCCCAGTGGGCGCCGATGTCACCGCGGGCCGTGAACTGCGACAGGACCGCTGCGAAGTCATCGGCGGCCTGCTCAACCAGGGCATCGGTGATGATGCTTTGCGCGTCGCGGAGGGAGAGAGCGCCAGCATTGACCGCGGCAGCCGCCGTGTCAATCGCCGACCGGTGCGTGGTCAGGTCAATGCTGTATGTGGATGTATCGATGATGGTCATTTCCGCTCCTGTTCTGTCGGGGGTGTTTCCCCCTTGACACGTCCAGGTATCGGCGTCCGCCGCGGTCAAATACGCAAAAACGGGCAGAAAGTTTTCTCGGACGCGTCGCGGCTGGGGGCACCGTCACACCCCCCTGGTAAACCGGTCCACCATGGACACCGACATCGCACCAAGCCGCGCAGCCATCGACACCTTCGACGACCTCCTCCACGCCATGTTCACCCTGGCCCGCCGGAACGTCATCAACGACGGCGGCCAAACCGAACTACTCATCGGCCTCAACGACGTCGGCGCGCCCGCATGCACGTTCGCCAGCGCAGTAGGTCAAGACCCGTCCATGGTCGCCGCGGGATGCCCCGCCGGCACACTCGTCACCATGGACTGGCTCGTGGAGAACACCGACAACATCGCCGCCACGTTCAGCCGCCGCGGCATCACCGCAAGCATCTACCAGGCAGCATTAACCATCTCCGGTGAGCCGTACCTTGTGACCGTCGGCCTGTGGCCTCACGCCATGTTCGTGCACGGGTATGCGGTGCCTTTCAGCCTCGTCGACGTCGACCAGGCCGTCACCAGCGGCATCTACAGGGACAGCGAAGTCGGCACCCATTTGCGTGCCGTGGCCGGCTGGCTCGCCTCAGTAACCCCGTAGTTGCAGAAGCATCCACGCCGAAAACGACATCGACACAACCTGCCACCCCGCGAACACGAGCATCGACCAGGCGGCAACACGCCACCGCCGCGCGTCACGCGTGAACAGCGCGTAGTTCACCACGCCCCCCAGCAGGCAGCCGACACTAGTGGCCGCAAGCAGGCCCCCATGCCCTAGCAGGCCCACGGCCGCAGCGACACCTGGCAGCGACTGGACGGCCTGCGGCATCGCAAGCAACCCATCCCACACCACCAGCGAAAGCAACCCACCCAAGGCCCACAGGCACCACGCAGTGGCGGCGACACGGACAGGCACCGTCGCCCTGGCAGGCCCCGCGAACCGGCGAACCCGGGCAGCAACAAACTCCAACATTTCCACTCCTTCACGCCCAGTGTTTCCGGGCTCGACCGTCCGTATCGGCGGCGGCGCACCTCACCTGCAGACGGACGCGTCCACAAACGTGGACAACCGCATGGCCCCCTTTTGTTGGGGTCCACAAACTCCGCGCTACACGCCACGTTTCCGTGTCAGACGCATCGCCATAAGCCCATACCGGAGCGCGTCAGGGCCGTGGTCGTCCACTTTCACCGGCTTGTCTTCGCCGCGTTCGGCGGCTTTCTGGTCCCACACGTACCCGGTGAGTTCCCGCAGCAGGTGGGGGGTTTTGCCGGCGGCGAAGTTGAGCCGTCCTTGCCCGAGGAGGGTGGACGTTTCCGATATGCCTTCGGTGACGGAGTTGTCGGCGTCCCATGGCCACCGGCCGGTGGTTTGTTTCATCGCGTTTTTGAAGCCGGCGGCGGCGGGGTCGATGACGATTTTGCCGTTCGCTGGGAACCCTTCGCTAGCAGCCCACGCCCAGATTTTCTGCGCTTGCTGTTCGGGGGTGAGGTTGGGGTCGGTGAGGCGGCATTCACCGAGTACCCAGGCGACGGGTGGCTGGTTGAGTGCGTCGGGTGTGGCGTCGACGGCGATGATGACGGCGTGTGTGGGGTTGGAGACGCCGTGGTCGATGGCGAGGACGGGGCTGGCAACCTGGTCGGGGGGTGTGCCTTGGGTTGCCTCGGTGTCCAGCATCGGGTAGATGGCACCTTCAGCCATCACCCACTGCCCTTCGATGAAGCGCTTGTAGAACAGGCCGCTGAGGCTTCGTTTCAGGTCAGCGATGTAGTCGTCGGGTAGGGCGGGGTTGTCGTCGAGGGTGAAACGGTAGCGGTGAAGGTTGCCGATGGTGGGTTCACCGTCGCTGTCGTGGGTGGGCCGTTCCACGTGTCCGTCTTGGGTGATGACGAGGCCGGCTTTGCTCAGGTAGTCGGTGAGGAGCCAATGCTGCGGGGAGCCGGGGTTGGTGGTGGCGTATAGGCGGGCGCCTTTCACGCTGAGGCGGGTGAGGAGCATGTTGAACCATTCCTCACCGCGGGGGCCGCCGAGGATGGTCAACTCGTCCACGTAGGCGCCTGCGAGGGTGAGGCCGCGGATGCGGCTTTCTGCGGCGCCGTTGTCCGCCCCGACGAGGTGGATTTTGCGGCCGAGGATTTCGGCGCGCCCGTCACCTCTGACAACTTTCACTTGCCCGGGGCCGAGTAGGTCGGTGAGGGGGTCGAGGACGTTGCGTATGAGGGTGTCGAGTGTGCGCCCTGCCATGAGGAGGGGTCCGGGTGGGGCTTCGGTGACGTATTGCGCCCAGGCGAGGAGGCTGACGATGGTCTTACTGGAACGGACGGCGCCTTCCCACACGGCGATGCGGGCTTGTGGTGCGAGCCGCATGGTGGCGGCCTGTTTAGGTGTGAGGCCTTGGAATTCCACGGGCTGCCCTATTCGCCTGGTAGTGGGTCGGTGTCGGCGTTGACTTTGAGGGCTTTAACGATGGCGGCTTTGTCGTCTGTTTTGGTGTCGGGTTCGGGGCGGGTGACGCGCCCGTATTTGGCGGGCCAGCGGCGTTCAAGCATCCAGGCGGCGGCTTGCCACGTTTTGGGGGCGGCTTGCTTCACGATGCCGAGGAGGGTGGCTTCGCTGATTGCCAGGTTGGTGTCGATGGCTTCAGCGAATTCGATGTAGAGGCGGTCGGCGGCGGCGGGTTTGGTTGCCTTGTCGCGTGCTTCTCTGCCGCGTTTCAAATAGGCGTAGTAGGTGGAGGGGGCGATGCCGCAGGCTTGGGCGGCGGTTTCGCCGGGGACGCCTTCGCCGATGAGCCGCGCCATCCGTTCGATGAGGGCGGTGTTGAGTTTGCTGCGCCTGGCCATGTGGGGTGTCCCGCCTTTCAGCGTTGATGCCGGACGTTTCCCTGTCCGTGGTGGGCGCTCTTGTTCATCAGCGGTTGGCTTGTCCTATTCGCTGTTGTCTCGGATGGCGGCGTCTTTTTGGGTGCGGCGGGTGCGGCGCCGTTTGGTGCGCTTGTCTTTGTGTTTGCCGTATCCGGTTTGGGTGGTGCCTTTGTTGTCGGGGTTCGCTTGGGATGCCATCGGGTTAGTCTTCGTCGTCCCAGTCGTCGTCATCTGCGGCGGCGGCTTTGAGTGCGTCAAGTTTTTCGCGGGCGATGAGGGACAGGTCGGCTTCGTTGAGGAGTTGTATGAACGCGGTGAGGATGCTGGTGGCGGATGTGGTGATGCGGTCAGCCTCATCGCCGGCGGGTTGAATGTTGCGTTCCATCTGCCAGGTGGCGATGAGGTTGAGTGCCCGTTCGATGACTTCTTGTTTGAGTGCGTCGCCGTCGAGGGTGGTGAGCCTGAGTGCTGCGACCCGTTCGGGTGATGCT